TACAAATTGTAGTGTTACTCCAATTTATGAAAATAATAAATTAAATGTATTAATTGAATATCAGATAGTTGGTTTACCTATTGTTGAAACAATAGAATTTGTTTTACAGAGACCAGAGTAATGCAACCAAATAACCTAACAGCATTAGATTTTGAAGATATTAAGTCTTCAATTAAATCATATTTAAGGACTCGTTCGGAGTTTAGTGATTATGATTTTGATGGGTCGTCCCTATCATATTTGATTGACTTATTGGCGTATAATACTTACTACACTTCATTTAATGCTAATATGGCACTTAATGAAGCATTTTTGCCTTCTGCAACTATACGCGACAATATAGTAAATATTGCTAAATTGTTGAACTATGTTCCGAGATCCATTAAGTCTTCAATGGGTTGCGTGAAGGTTACTGTACAGACTAATTTGGTCAATGGAACATATCCAACATCAGCAACTTTAAAGAAGGGTTCTGTTGCAACAGGTGGTTCTTATATTTGGAATATTTTATCTGATATTACAACTAATGTAAATCAAACTACTGGTGTTGCAGAGTTTGATAACGTCACTATTTACGAAGGGTCTTTAGTTACATTTTCGTATATTGTTAATACATTTGCAAACCAAAATTATAAAGTCCCTTCAGAAGATGCAGATATTTCGACGCTGGTAGTAAAAGTAAGACCAAATGAATCGTCTACTCAATTTGATGTTTATAATCGAGTAGAAACTATTGCTACTGTTACACCTACAACTAGAGCATACTTCTTATCCGAAACTGAGGATATGAGATATGAGATTAGATTTGGTGATGATAGTGTTGGTAGAGCAGTAAAAGATGGTGAAGTTATTGATTTAGAATATTTGGTTACTTCTGGTGCAGAAGCAAATCAAATCAGTGGGTTTGCATTTATAGGTAAGATTGAAGATACTAATGGTATTTCTTATGGAACTACTGCTGAACTTACAGTAAAACAAAAGTCTCAGCAAGGAGATGCTCCAGAAAGTGTAGAATCAATTAAATACAATGCACCAAGATATTATTCTGCTCAATATCGAGCAGTGACTGCTCAAGATTATGCAATTATTACCAAAAATATTTATTCTAATGCAGATTCTGTAGTTGCATATGGTGGAGATGCATTAAATCCTCCTGTGTATGGAAAAGTTTATGTTGTTATAAAAACTAAGACTGGAACAAATCTAAATGATGCTACTAAAAAGCAAATTGCTGCTGATTTAAGACCTTATGCAATGGCATCCATTGATCCTGTTGTTGTTGATCCTGATGATGTTTTTATCAATGTGAATATTTTTGCATTATATGATACTGGTTGTGGATCTAATCCTTCGGAGATTGAAAGTGATATTAGCAAGGCAATAACTGATTGGGGTACTCAGACTAAGATTAATAATTTTAACTCTACGTTTAGAGCAGCACAGTTAGAGAAAGCAATTACTCTCTCCAATAAGTGTGTTACTGATACTTCACTCCAAACAACAATTTTAAAGTATATTAAACCAAATACTAATCAAACTAACACATATTGTATTGCTACAGGATCTAATCTCTATAACAGTGCTCCAAGTCAAGATGATAGTGATGGCACATGTAAAAAAGAACCTGTATTAGTATCAGGACCCTTTAGAACAGCAGATAGACCTGGTGTTGATCAACAGTTTGAAGATGATGGATATGGAAATCTTAGAACATTCTACAATACAGGCATTCGTAAAATTTACACAAATGATAATGCAGGAACCGTAAATTATGAAACTGGTGAAGTTTGCTTTGGACCTGTTAATATTATTTCAACTGGTACAAATGTGCTTCCAACAGGATCTGTAAATGTTACAGATGAAACTACGGGAATTGGTGATGTTGCGGATGAAAATTTATTACCAACAAATCTTCAAATTCCCACATTATTCATACCTGCTAATAACTCTACTATTCCCGCAACCACTCCTGGAACGATTATCAATATAATTGCACCAAACATTACTGTTGCCCCTGTTGGTACTGTTGTCCCTCCCACAATCCCTCTAAATAGTTTGACGCCAACGGATTTCAATGTAACTCCCGTAGTTCTTGACATTCCCACGATTTCAAACGCTGGTTCAATCAACGATTCTAGTTGCTTTTAAAGTTAGATGAATATTAATAAGGTCTCCCAGTCTATTGC